AAATTCTCGCGGCTCTTGAGCAACGTGAACTTCTCAAACTCCTTGACAAACGACTTAAAGGTTAAATCATGTCACAAGTTATCCTCGAAAAATTGGATGCTATCGAAGCTAAACAAGCTGAAGGCATCTCGGCTGTAGAAGCCAAAATCCCTGCTGCTGTTGAAGCTGTCAAAGCTGAAATGCAAGAGATGGTATCTGCTCTGGAAGCCAAAGTTGCTTCTATCCAAATGCCTGAGTTCATTCGCACACCCGCTAAGACTGTTCGCCAAGATGTGAACCGTTCCGTGCGTGAGCAACTGGCTACTTTCTACAAAGGCAACAACCGTTTGGAAAAAGAACTGCAAATCTTTGCAGACGAAAGCCAAATGGATGCGTACCTGAAAGAAGCCTCTGCTTTGACCGCTGGCGGTGATGGCAAGGGTGGTCGTACTGGCTACGATCCTACCTTTACGGCTCTGCGTTTGATGAACCCAATGCGCGGTCTTTCTCGCACTGTGGCTACTGATGGTTCATCGTACCAATTCCGTGTTCGCACGGGCAATCCGGGTGAAGCATGGGGCTATGGTATTCAGAACAACGGTGCAGCCACCACTGAAGACACAAGCATCTGGCAATTGGTTCTGCAAGACTTAAACGTGCAGTTCCCAATCCGTACAGCCGCGCTGGACGACATTGACGGTTTGGAAGCTGTGGTTGTTGACGACATGCTGGCCTCCTTCAGTCAGAGTGAGGCACTTTCGATGGTGGCGAACAATGACCAAGTTGCACAAGGCGTTAACAACCCCTACGGCGGCACAAACGGTTTGCGTGGCCTTGATAGTTACGGTGGTTCTAACGCCACTTACACTGGTGGTACATCATCTGCTGCTGCATTTGGCACTTCTGGTACTGGCTCTACAAGCGGTCTGCACTCGCTGGCTACTTATGACCAGATCACTACCAACGCCAACACTGTGGGTGCTAACAACATCCAATACAAAGACGTTATCAATTTGGTAATGGCTTTGCCGCAGCAGTATTGGACACCAGACGCTAAGTTTATGGTTAGCCCAATCTTGGCTCAAGCTATTCGTGGTCTGCAAGACACTAATGGTCGTCCAATCTTCAACTCTACCGAGTCGTTGATTCCTGATGGCATCATTGGTCGTATGCTCGGCTTTGATGTGGTAATGAACCGTTACTTGGATTCTCCTTTCCAAGCTACAACTGGCGCTGCTGGCACTACTAGCCTGTACCCAATGTATTTTGCTGATTGGAGCCGCTTCCACACTATCGTGGATCGTCTGAACATGGTCATGCGCCGCTACGACCAGACACAACCCGGATTTATTACATTTTTCGGGGACAAGAGACTTTGCACGAGCGTTCGTGATCCTAACGCTGGTGTGCGTTATCGCTCGACAGGCACAGCAGCCTGATAAATCGGAGGGGGTTAATTCCCCCTCCTTTTTGTGCCAATAATTTAGGAACTGATATGACCATTACCGAACGCATCCTGTCTGGAATTAAGCAAACTTTAGAAACTGGCGATAAAGTCACGATTGACTTGCGCGAGGCATCTGCTATCACAGGCTCTGGTGACGGGGTTGGTGGTCGTACCTTCTTTGACAACGCATTCGCTGCACTGCGTTTTGCAAACCCAATTCGCGAGATGTCGCGTGTTATCCCTGCCTCTAGCTCAAGCGTTCAGTTTGTTGCTAAGACAGGTAATGCGGCAAATCAAACAAACCCATTTGGTTACACATTCACTCCAGACAGTGGTACACCAAATACAAACACATCAATTTGGCAATTGCCAACCCGTGTTATTACAGCGCAACTGCCGATTCGTTCCGCAGTATTGTCTGATGTAAATTATTTGAATGAAACAATCGTTGAAGACTTGATGCTTGAGTTCGCGCAAATCGAAGGCGCATCAATGGTTTTAAATAACGACCAAGCTGGCTCAACAACTACAGTAAACGGCGGCACTAGCGGTTTGCGTGGTTTGAACATGTATTTAAGCAATTCATCTAGTGCTGCATACGGCACTTCAGGCACTGCAATCACAAATGGTATCCATACCATCAAGACTGTGACGGCGGCAGCTTCTACGCTTGTTTATGATGACATTGTGAACATTTCTAATGCATTGCCAGCGCAGTATTGGACTTGTCCCGGTACTGCATGGATGATGCACCCAACTACTATTCACAACTTGCGTAATTTAGGTCAAGCTACTACAGGCACTGTAAAACAATTTGCTGAAAATGGCGATGACGATGGTGGCGCTGTTATGAATGTGTTTGGCTTCCCTGTGATTGCCAATCCAAACATGTCTCTTAATGCTGCTGGCAACTTCTGCATTTATTTGGCTTGTTGGCCTAGATTTGTAACTATTGCTGATGTGGAAGAAATGACCATTCAGGCAATGGAACAAACAGCCCCCGGCTTTATTACTCTGTATGCTGAAAAGCGTCTAGTAAGTACTGTCCGTGACCCATTTGCTGGTGTTCGTTTAGTTAGCGTCTAAGCCATGAGCGCAGTAGATTATCAATACGGTTCGCCTTATTCGGCGCAAACGCGCAATCCGTTTAACTATGAAAAGTTTGAACAGATTGACCGAGATAATGTTACGCCTTGGCTTACTCTTGAAGAAATCACGCAACACATTAATTTGTATAATGATGAAAGTCAGGACACCTATCTAAAGGCGCTAGAACTGGCTACAAGGCAAGCAATTGAGGACTACCTAGGTCTGAGTATCTTTAGCGTTACTTATCGCGTATGGTATGGCACACAAAGCCTTGCTGCCTCACCTGTGTGCTTTGATTTGCCTGAAGTTAGCCAAAATCAATACCCTAGTCAGCCAGAAGTGTATGTAGATTCTCTTGGTTACTGGACTGAGGCGTTTCCTCCTGTCTTTACGACAGTTGCTTCAAACCAGTATTACTATGATGCTTCTGGTAATAAAGTTATTGTGTCCTCGTTGCCAACATCGATTAATACAGTAATGACTGCGCCTATTGTGCTGGAATACACCACTGTGCCTAATCCAATTTCAGCCTACCCTGTGATTAAACAGGCTGGTCTGCTGTTGTTTACGCACCTGTACAACAATCGTGCAAATGCCACTGAAGTGAAGTTGAAAGACATACCTTTTGGCGTGACCACATTGTTAAGAAATTACAAGCCTTTGGTGATGTGATATGGCAATCAAACGGTATGAAAACATCACAGTTAACAATCTGACTTTTGGTCAGTCTACCTTTGGTGAGCAAGAAACAACCCAGACTAAATGGTTTGGGACCCGTGCGCTTGTTGGCGATGTTGCCAACAGTGTAAAAATTGCTGATAAATACCGTTTGTATCAGGACTTAGTGAATTTCACTTTGAACTACACTCCAAACATGAAGACAATGGTTGATAGCCAAAACCTTTATTCGATTACATGGCGTAATGCAAGCTGGCGCATCACTGATGCAAGAGAATCTAACGACCGGATGCATGTGACTTTTATGTGCTACCGCACTGACCCAGTTACGGCGGTTTAAATGGCTACACAGAACAATGTCGTTATTTACGGAAAAGCCATTGAATACCAATTGGCTAGTATCGTTACGCCTGTTCCTGTTTATGCTGCGTTTAACCGCAATTTTGCTACTCAGTCTAAGTTTATTACTTGGATGCTGAGAAATGTCCACCAGCCTGTTTATACGGGCCAGACGCAATCCAACAAGGGCATTGACCGCCCTATTTTTCAGATTTCTATTTTCAGTCAGAATATAGAAGAGGGCTTTGCAATATCAAATCAGATATTACAATCGTTGCATGGTTATAGCGGTATGTTTGGGAATCCATCAAGCGGGGGGTTTTATATCTCCAAGGCTGATGTGTATTGGCTTTACAACAGTTATAACAATGAAGAAAATATGGCGCAAATCTTTTTAGATTGCACTTTAGACATCCCAACATAAGACAGTTTATTAACTCTTTGAAGGAAACTCAAAATGGCTTTACCAAATAAAATTTTGCCGGGTTTTAGTGCTGCGCTATATGCTCAACCGGGAACAACTCCAACTCCATTGACATTGACTCAATTGTCTTTGGTCGCCAGTGTTGCACCTCTTGCGGTAATAGGCAACTTAGTTCAAGTTGAAGCTGTACCAGCTTTTGGTCAGGATGATGCAGTAGCTAACTTTTCAGTTGCTGGTTCACGCCAATCTGACAAGATTCCTACTCAGTCTGCACCTACATCAATGACGATTACTGCTGCTTGGAACCCCGGCGATGCAGTGATTAACACATTGCTGCGTACAGATGCTTACTCTGGTGTTGTTGACCGCACTTTTGTGGTTAGCGCAACTGAAGGCGCAAACATTGTGTATTACGCTTTTGTTGGTCGCGTGTCTCAATTCACAATTGATGCTGCACCCGGCGCTGAAGCTAAATGCACATTTACAGTTCATCCTCGCGGCAACCTATACGGTTGGTGCAACAACGCTTAAAGGAGTATAAAAATGGCAATTCCTAGTCAAATTCTACCCGGCTTTAGTGCCGCGCTATGGATGCAAAATAGCGCCACTCCTACGCCAATTACACCTACTAACCTGTCTGTTTGGGCAGCGCAAGTAGCAACCATTTGCGGTACTGCTGTTGGCGGTACAGGCGCTTCTGGTCAACAACTAAATGTGGAAGCAGTTCCAGCATTTGGTCAAGATGATGCTGTTGCCAACTTCATGGTTGCTGGCTCACGCCAATCGGACAAAATTCCAACACAGTCTGCTCCTACCAGCATGACAATTACAGCAGCTTGGAATCCTAGCGATGCCGGCCTGTTGTTGATTCGTGGTGATTCAACCAATGGTGTGACTGACCGTACTTTTGTTGTGACCGCTTCTACAAGCGCAACCAACACTATTGCTTATGCATTTAATGGTCGCGTAAGTCAATTTACAATTGATGCGGCTCCCGGTGCTGAAGCAAAATGTACTTTTACTATTCACCCACGGGGCAACCAATACGGTTGGTCTAACCCATGACCTTAACTGAAGCCATCGAAACGCTGGCAACTACTTACGCAGACCCTGTGCTTGTTGCACGGAGTTTACCCGTAGATGCACAGGAAGTGGCTACTGCTTTGGC